GATCCTGAAACATCATTCAGATCAGCCGAATCGATAACAGACAGAAATCCTTATGGTAGAAGAGGATTTTTTACTAGAGTTTTTGGCATAGACCCGAGGAAGATAGATTATACAAGCACTCTGAGTCCTCGAGCCAGGGCACAGATAGCTGGCAATCAGTTCTCAAAGTTTGCAAATCCTCAGAATATCAGAGGACGTTTAGGCTTTAACCCTGCTTTTCCAGATGCCAGTGTTGAAACTCCGGGAAGATTGAGAGCAGGGCTTCAATCGGGTCTTTTTCCAAGAAGTTTTGAGACAGCCTATGGTCCGACAGCTACATACAATGTGAAGCGCAGTCCCATGGATACTGCGGCTTTTTTAGCAATGCCACCCGCACTTGGTATTTTAGCTGATCAACTCTCAAATAAAACCGCAGGCTTTGATCCTAGTGCACAATTCACTGAAGCTACGCAGAATCTTGGTGCGCTAACCGGAGGACAGGCAACTCCTGGTTTTCGTCCGGCGGATGCAACAGAATCAGGTGACTTCTCTCCTTTAGGATCATTTGGTCAGGGTATCAGTCAGGGTATCGGAGCATTAGAGAATGTTGTTGGGGGACTCTTCACTGGTGCTGGTGATTTCTTTAACATGTTAGATCCAGAGCAAGGTAGACGAGCACGAGCAGCAGCACAGGCACAACAAGCACAAGCACAAGCACAAGCTCCTGTTCCGAAAGAGCGCACAGTCTTTGATAATTTCAAAACGAATATTATGAAGATACCAGAGACGATCGAGGATCTGTTTACCCCAGCACCAGTGGTATCCACAAGTTCACTGGACTTCATGCCGCGTGGAGCTAGTCCAGATCTAGCAGGATTTGAAAGTAGATTTGCACCAGCACCAGCACCAGAAACGCAACAGCTAATGGATGCGTTTGGCATGGGCTTGCCGGGAGTACAGACAGCACCACAAACTAGCATTGTGGATGGTTTAACAGGATTTCAAACTGAAAGATTACCTGACGGAAGTGTTAGATCAGTTCAAACAATTGGGGGCATGACTGAAGCAGAGGCACAAGCTATAAGGGACAGCCTTGAAAGAACACAGAACATGACAACTGACGAGGCAGCAGATGCTGCTATGGAAGAGCTTGAAGCAGAGATTCAACAACAGTCATCCGTAGATCCAAATCTCTTTGGAGTTAGCCGCGTACAGAGTAGATCTATTACCCCTGATTTAAGGCAGGCTGCCACGGTTCCAGCGGGTCAGTTTTTTAGTGAAAATCCAGAGGCACTTGCTGCCATAGACTCTGATGCTGTTAGATCAGCAGTGATGGATCCAGGAACACGTCAAGGATTTTTTGTTGACGATGTGACTGGAGAAATATCCAGAGAGCTTCCAGGAGGCTCTGGTATTAGAGCGGTAGTTGGTCAGATTCCAGGAATGGAAGCACCAGTAGATTTTAGCTTACCGAGCTTATCAGACCTTACTGAGGGAATAGCAGGTATTGGATCAGCCATAAGGGGCCTCGGAAGCAATCCTTTTCGGGCTGAAGCAGAAAGAAGACGAACAACTTCGGGGAATGTTTTTAGACCATCAACTTAATAAAAAGCTTTAGGGGATTAAGCTAGGAGGAGAAAATGGAAGCTTTACTTATCTTAGGCGCACTTGCCTATGGAATGCATCACTACCACAAGACACCAATAGAGGAGCCTTCTCAGACAACAGTGTTTGATGAGGGATTGGATGAAATAGACTGGACCAAGGTCGGAAATTTTAGAACCGAAAGTTCAGAAAACAATGTGGAGTGGATAATAATTACACAGAACTAGACTCAAGGGGACGACATGGACGTTTTAAATTTTATAAAAGATTATCAAAAGATATTGATAACTAGAGTAGATGATATTAGTCTTTCGATAACAAGCGGTGGAGTAACGGACTGGGAAGACTATAAAGCAAGAGTTGGTGAAATACAGGGTGTCACCTATGCTCTTGATGAAATGAAGGCCCTGCTAAAGAAAGTGAAGTATATCGATGACACTGATCGTACCTGAGTATGTCCTTGCACAACGAGCCGCAAAACAAAAAGCCGAAAAAGACGCAGAGCAAAAATCCTTAAAAGATAGAATGCCACAGCCCACAGGGTGGAGGATCCTTGTCATGCCTTATATGGGCAAGGAGAAAACGGACGGTGGCGTCTATGTTCCTGACAAAGTAAGAGAACGAGAGTCACGAGCCACGGTGGTGGCTTATGTGGTGAAGCTCGGTCCTCTTGCTTATCAGGACAGGGACAAGTTTGGCGACAATGATCCTTGGTGTAAGGAGGGAGACTGGGTCTGCATTGGCAGATATGCCGGATCCAGATTCAACATCGAGGGTGGGGAAGTTCGTATTATCAATGATGACGAGGTCATCGCAACCATCGTTGATCCTGACGATGTTAAAAATTATGGGGCATGATCATGGCAGAAGCTGCAAAAAAGACTACTGATTTGTCTGCTGACCTTGAAGAAGATCAAGGGCAAGAGATAGAGGTTACTGAAGAAGAGACTCAAGAAGAGCAGGCTGAACAAGAAACGGTCGAAGAGGCTTCTGAAGACGAAGGGCAGAAGGACGATAAAGAGGAAGAGCTTGATCAGTATTCAAAGAATGTTCGTGATCGTATAAGCAAGATTACTCAAAAGTATCGTGACGAAGAAGCTCAAAGAATAGCTGCCGTCGAGTTTGCTCAGAAGGTAAAACAACAGAATGATGAGCTTAGAGAGCGGTTAAGTGCGCTAGATCAATCGTATGTTGGAGAGTTTGGGACTCGAATACAGTCTCAGATCGATGCTGCAAAAGTGGCGTATCAGAAAGCTTATGATGAAGGTGACGCTGATGCGATGTTCGAGGCTCAGAAGAATCTGAGCAAGCTTGCGTTGGAAGAGGCGCAAGTAGAACATGCTAAGAAGAGACAAGAGCAACAAGCTGCTGCCGCACAAGCTGCTCCACAGGGGCAGCAACAGCAACAGCCTGTACCACAAAGGGCCAAACCTGACGCAAAAGCTGAAGCATGGGCAGCAAAAAATGAATGGTTTGGTCAAGATCAAACAATGACTTACGCTGCTTTTGGTATTCATAGACAACTTATCGAGGACGAAGGGTTTGACCCAACTTCAGATGAGTACTATACTGAGCTTGACCGTAGAGTCCGTGATGAGTTTCCACAAAAATTTGGAGGCTCTAAAGACAAAGGACCCAGAGTCGCCTCTGCTGAGTCCACGGCTTCTAAGTCGTCTACGAAAAAGGGGCGCAGAACAGTCAAGTTGACTCCTTCGCAGATTCAGATAGCGAAGAGGTTAAATGTTCCGCTCGAAGAATATGCAAAGTATGTCAAGGAGTAGTAAAATGACTGGTTCTATTAAGAGAACGCCTCGCGATGCGGAAACTCGCGCAAAGACCCAAAGGCGCAAGCCATGGGCACCTCCATCAAAGCTGGAGGCTCCAGAAGCACCCGCAGGGTACAAACATCGTTGGATTCGCACAGCCATTCGTGGTGAAGATGACAAGATGAATGTGACTACAAAGATGCGTGAAGGGTGGGAACCCGTTCGTGCAGATGAATATCCAGAACTCGAGGGTAAATTTCCTACCATCGAAGAGGGTAGTCATCAGGGTGTTATAGGAGTTGGCGGTTTGATGTTGGCTAGAATACCTGAAGAAACGGTTGAAGAGCGAACTGAATACTTCCGGGAGCAGACCCGTACACAAATGGATGCCGTGGATCAAAACTTGATGAGGGAACAACATCCCTCAATGCCTATTCATTCGGATAGGAAAAGTCGTGTATCATTCGGGGGAAAGTCAAAGGATTAACCCCCACATTTGATAAGGAGTAAGCAATGGCAAACACTAATGTTGCCTTCGGCTTGAAGCCGATTAATATGCCCGGTGGCTCTCCAGCTACTCAGGGCACTAATGCATACTTCATAGACAGTGGTGCAAGCGCGATCTTCCAAGGATCAATGGTTAAAGCTGATAACGGTGGTGAAATCGTTATCTGTTCTGCTACCGGAGATACTCAAGCTCCCGTTGGTGTATTCGCTGGCTGTGAATATGTATCGTCTACAACTGGTAAGAGAGTGTTCTCAAATACATGGCCTGGTTCGGGTGCAGACACAAACTTCGATATCATCGGATTTGTGCATGACAACCCGCTTCAGCGTTATATTATTTGTACAGACGCTACTTTTACAAATCGCGCAACTGCGATTGCTGCTATCTTCGAGAACTCTCAGTTCGATAGCGGTGCAAGCGGTAGCACAACCACAGGTATTTCTAGTGCAAAGCTTGATGTTGCTACTCTGGATTCTTCTAATGCTTCTCTTCCTCTGAAGATTGTGGGCATTCATGATGATCCTGAGAACGAGGACTTCACTGCTGCTGGTATTCCTATGATTGTGATGCTTAACAATCACGCTCTGCTTCAGTCTGATTCTGAAGCGGCTATTTCATAAGGGAGTGTAGATATGGCTATTTCTCGCGCACAACTCGCCAAAGAATTAGAGCCGGGTCTAAACGCTCTCTTTGGTATGGAATATGGACGTTATGAGGGTCAACACGCGGAAATCTTCGACACCGAGGCATCTGATCGGGCGTTTGAAGAAGAGGTGATGTTGTCAGGATTCGGCGCTGCTCCTGTTAAACAGGAAGGTGCAGGCGTAGCATTTGACGATGCGAACGAATCTTTCACTGCTCGTTACAACCACGAGACAGTGGCAATGGCTTTCTCAATCACTGAAGAAGCTGTTGAAGACAACCTGTATGATCGTCTGGCTTCACGCTATACTCGTGCACTTGCACGTTCTATGGCACACACAAAGCAGGTTAAAGCTGCTGCTATCCTGAACAATGCGTTTACTGCTGGCGCTTCTGCTGGTGGTGACGGTGTTGCTCTTTGCGATGCATCACATCCATTGACATCAGGTGGCACATTCAACAACGAGCCAAGCACTGCTGCTGACCTCAATGAGACTTCTTTGGAAGACGCATTGATCAGCATCGCTGGATTTGTTGATGAGCGTGGCTTGATCATTGCTCTTCGTGGAATGAAGCTGATTGTCCCACGTCAACTGCAATTTGTTGCAGAGCGTCTGCTCGTATCGAACCTACGGGTTGGAACAGCAGATAACGATGTCAACGCTATCAAGTCAATGGGTATGCTTCCTGAAGGTTATGTAGTTAACGACTACTTGACCGACACAGACGCATTCTTCATTAAGACTGATACACCGAATGGCTTTAAGCACTTCGAGCGTTTGGCATTGGCAACTGCTATGGACCCAGACTTCGACACTGGCAACATGCGTTATAAAGCTCGTGAGCGTTATAGCTTCGGCTTCTCTGACCCACGTTGTGTGTTTGGCTCACCGGGTGCATAAACTCTAGTTAAAAGCTATGATGTCTTGGTGTGATAAAATATAGTCTTCATAGCATGAGAGGGCGGCTGTTCAGTCGCCCTTTTTTCTGTTACCGTAAATAATCTCTTACGCATAGAGATACCTCCCTAAACTCGGAGAGGCTGTTGTAATTGCAGCCTCTCTCCTTTTGGTGTATGCTGTGTTTATCCTGACAGACTCATTGGGAGTCTGACACTAGCCAAGACAGGAGACGTACATGGCTACTACTACCTTTTCCGGTGCCGTCCGGTCTAAAAACGGATTTCAAGTAATTAATGAAGATGGAACTTCTGGTGCCATTACTCAGACAGGTTTCTCTGTAAACGCTACTGGTCAGCTTGTTTCAATGGGAACACGCAAGATTCAATCATTTGCGGGGACACTGGCAGGCACAGATACTAGCACCGCATATGCTGACGGTGATGTTCTCGTAGAACTCGGAACGCTCAATACAGATGCACCAGACGGCCTTGTAACTCCTACAAAGTTTTTTATTCACAGAGCTTTGATAGGGATCACAACCGCTGCTGGTCAAACCCTTGCTGGTAGCCTTCAACTTAGTGCCACAAGCGGGACCGCGACAAACGCGGCTGTTTCTTCGGGAACAGAAATCGTTGGTGCTGGCGTCACATCATTCAATGAGCAGTTGAGCGCGACTCAGTCTATTACTGAAATCGACATCAACTTCAATGATACGGCTGGAAACTACCATATCTTTGTCCCGAATGTGACAGCGCCAATCGCAAGCACACATCTGTACGCAGCGGCAACTACGACTCTGAACGCGGATGCAACAGCAGGACGTTTTACTGTTGAACTAGAATACTCAGTATTCTAAGGAGGCTGTAATGGCAGACGCTGTAACATCACAAACACTTGTTGATAACCCAAAAACAGCAGTCTTAAAGTTTACCAACGTCTCAGATGGTAGCGGCGAGAGCGCTGTTAAGAAGGTTGACGTGTCTGCGTTGTCTGCGAACATAGACGGCAGCACATGTACAAGAGCCACGATCGAGAAGATTTGGTGGCAGTGTAACGGGATGAAAGTAAAGATTCTATTTGATGCCAGCACAGATGATTTCTGTATTGAGCTTGGAGAGAATCAAAGTGGATTTCATGATTACACACCTTTCGGAGGGCTGACTAATCCTGCAAGCTCTGGTGTGACAGGAGACATTATGTTCACAACTGTGGGACATTCTTCTGCGGATACATACACCATTATATTGCAAGTGCAGAAGAGCTACTAATAATGGCTCGTAAACGCGCAAAGATGCCCCCGCGCAACAAAAAGAATTTCCGTCCCACTAAAGCTGGGGCGGGAATGACTGAGGCTGGTGTTAAGGCTTATCGTAGAGCTAATCCGGGATCTAAGTTAAAAACAGCAGTCACTGGTAAAGTTAAGCCTGGTAGTAAAGCCGCGAAAAGACGTAAGTCTTTCTGCGCTAGAAGCGCCGGACAAATGAAAAAGTTTCCAAAAGCTGCTAAGAATCCTAATAGCAGACTTAGACAGGCAAGACGGAGATGGAAATGTTAAATGCTCAGTTTGTGGCAGGAACAGTCTTCGTTGCGTTTGTTGGCGCATGCGTTGCTGGTCTGACTTGGATATCGTCCACTTTAATTGAGGTGGATAAAAATGTAGCGATAATGGCTTTGAAGATTGACGCTAACAATGAGAAGATTGATGAGCTTCATGCTATGATTAGACCGATGTGGGAAGAGTTTACGGGAAGGACATACGATGGCAATCTCGCGAGGCTCAATGAGCAAACAGATATCCAATCCGCCACAAAAGAAAAAGTGGAGTTCAAAACGAAAGCGTTCAATAAATTGTAAACGACCCAGAGGTTTTAGTGAAAGAGCACACTGTGCTGCAAAGAAGAAAAAAGGGAAGAGGTAATGCCCCTCAATAAAAAAGGTAAAAAAATTATGGCTGCTATGAAAGAGCAGTATGGATCAAAGACAGGACAAAAAGTTTTTTATGCAACCAAAAACAAGGGCAAGATAAAAAATGTCGAAAAGAAAAAGAGATCCAAAAGTAGGAACAGGAAAAAAGCCAAAGGGAAGTGATAGAAGATTATATACGGATGAGAATCCAAGAGATACAGTAAGTATAAAGTTTGCAACTCCGGCTGACGCTCGAGCCACCGTTGCAAAGGTCAAGAAAATAAAAAAGCCTTTTGCCAGAAAGATTCAGATTTTGACCGTGGGCGAACAAAGAGCGAAGGTTATGGGTAAGACGCAGGTGGTAAATATTTTTAGAAAAGGTAAAGAGTCTCTTAGAAGGAGTAGACAGAATGCCTAAAGACGCTTGTTATCATAAGGTAAAGGCTCGTTACAGAGTTTTTCCTAGTGCTTATGCTTCAGGTGCCATTGCAAAGTGCCGCAAGGTAGGAGCGGCGAACTATGGCACCGGGGGCAAAAAGAAGAAGAAAAAGGGGAAGGCTTCGGGTGGAGTCTTGAGTATGAGTAATGGAGGAGCCGCAGTTACTAAGGCAAAGCGGCCCTCTAGCAATCCTAATGTTGCTAGAGGGTGCGGTGTTGTCATGAGTAACAAAAGAAAAGCAACTCAGTACTCGTAGGGAAAGATGGAACCCGTATCAACAGCTTTGGCTGGCATAGCTCTATTCAAGTCGGCTGTTGATGGTATCAAAAGTGTCATTAACACGGCGCAAGATGTTGGAGAAATAGCCGGACACATAGACAACCTGTTTGAGGGCGAGAAACAGGTACAGCAGAGACGGAACAAAAAGTCTGGTGTAGGAGTAGGAGATCAGTTTGGTATAAAGTCAGTAGCGCAAGAGATCATAGATGCGAAGCTGGCAAAGGAGCAGATGCAAGAGATAGCCTCTATGGTAGACATGAGGTTTGGGCACGGGACCTGGTCATCCATAGTGGCAGAGAGGGCGAAGCGCATACAGGAAGCTAAAGAGGCTGCTGCTGCTGCGAGACGTGAGGCTGCAAAGAGACAAAGGGAACTAGAGGAAAACATAAAAGCTGCTGCTATAATATTTGGGGTCATAGCTGTTGCGGTTAGTTTGTTTGTTTTTCTTATGATTTCTGTAGCAAGGGCGATAGGTTTGTAAATGGCGGTAAGGAAAACAAAAAGTGGGCTGGCGCTCAAAAGATGGTTCAAGGAGAAGTGGACGGACCAGAGAACGGGTAAACCGTGTGGCCGTCGCAAGGGTGAAAAACGGGGTACTCCATATTGTCGCCCCTCTAAACGTATCAGTTCTAAAACTCCCAAAACAGGGAGCGAAATGACAGCCGCTGAAAAGCGTAGTAGGATAGCTCAGAAGAAGAGATTAGGTCAGCCAGCAGGTAAACCAAGACGTGTAAAAGCAGTAAGAAGGAAGAGGAAAAAGTAATGGCTAAAAAGTTTCCAGATCTTAGCGGTGACGGTAAAGTCACACAAAAGGATATTCTTATGGGCAGAGGCGTAATAAAAGCAAACAAAGGAAAATCAGTGAATCTTGTTTGTCCACGCAAAGAGATGGGTGGCGCATTAGAGATGCCAAAAGCAAATTTTCCCAGGAAAACTTAATATGCGTGAACTCATAGAGGAGTGGGTTCACAATGATTTAAGTGTGGTAGACCCGGATGTGGGGTATGCTCCTTGTCCTTTTGCAAAGAAAGCATTGAAGGACGATAGGTTAAAGATTGTTGAGTGTGAGGGCAGACAAGACTTATGGAGTAAAGTGGCGGCAGAGTGTAAGTCATTTAGTTCTGATCATTCCGTTGTTATTTGTTTAGAAGAGGAGCCGAGTCAAACATACGAAGAGGTTGAAAGTGCTTGTATAGCTGTCAACGAATGGTTTGCCTGTAACAAGCTAGACTTATGGCTTTTATCCTTTCAGACTGACTTTACTATGGTTTTTATACAACGATTGTCAGAACTTGATGATGCTAGTAAGATACTTGAGAAGACTGGGTATTATGAAAACTACAGTAAAGAAGACTACCTTAACTTAATCTTAACCCGCAGAAGGAGACGAGAAGATGCCAGGTGCTAAGAAAAAAGTCATGAGGCGTATGCGTGGCGGTAAAGTTATCGCCAAGAAGATGATGGGCGGTGGTGCTGCCAAGAAAGCCATGAAGCGTATGCGTGGTGGTGGCATGAACAAGAAGATGATGCGTGGCGGCGGTGCCATGAAGAAGATGATGCGTGGCGGTAAAGTTAGGGCTAAGTAATGGCGACATCAGGATCCAGAGATTTTGACATCGATGTAGCGGAAATCATCGAAGAAGCATACGAAAGATGTGGACTCGAGGTTCGTACTGGCTATGACACAAAGACTGCTAGAAGGTCTTTGAATCTTATGTTTGCTGACTGGGCGAACAGAGGGTTGAATCTCTGGACTGTGACACAGGCGACTCAAGCACTAACTGCTGGCACGGCAACTTATACTTTTACATCTGCTTACACTGACATACTTGAAGTTGTGCTTCGCGATAGTAGCGGCACAGACAGAGATGTGTCTAGGATATCTAGGAGTCAGTATTTAAGCATACCAAACAAAACCACGACAGGAACACCGAGTCAGTATTATTATAGCAGGTCAACTGTTCCTACGATAAACTTGTGGCCTACACCTGATGATTCTACTGATAGTCTTGTCTACTATTATGTAAACAGAATCCAGGATGTAGACGCTTTGATCAATACGACAGATGCACCGTTTAGGTTTTTGCCGTGTATGGTTGCTGGTTTGGCGTATTACCTTGCTATGAAAAAAGCACCGGATAGAGTTCAGTTGTTAAAGGTTGTGTACGAAGAAGAGTTCCAACGTGCAGCAGACGAGGACGAAGATCGAGTGCCTTTGAAACTACAGCCAAGCATACAATATCTAAGAGTTAACTAATGGCTAGATACGCTTCTGGTAAAAAAGCGTGGGGGTTTTCAGACAGATCCGGGTTCAGATATCGTTTGTCCGAGATGGTTGTCGAGTGGAACGGTATGAAGGTCGGTCCTGATGAGTATGAACCAAAGCATCCACAACTGACACAGACTCGCACAGGGGCAGATCCAGAGGCTTTGTTTGAGCCAAGACCCAGAAATGATAAGATTCCTACAACAGTAAAGTTACCCACTTTTAATTTAGATACTTTAGTCTTTGAAGAAATTCCACTGGCAAGAGGCAGTGTTGGCACTGTAACTTTTGGTGGCACGGTTATAACTCCTACTACTTCAACAACCACAGGTGTAAGTGCTACAGGTTCTATAGGAACTGTTACGGTTCTAGGGACCGGACTCACGATAACTCAAACATTTGCTGTAACTGTTGTCAGCACTTATTCAGGTAATAAGTACGCTATTGATGGATCTCAGCAAGCCACCGTAACTCTGAGCGAAGGTAACACTTATAGATTTGATCAGTCAGATAGTAGTAATTCAGGTCATCCTTTAAGATTCTCCACAACTTCTAATGGCACTCATGGTGGAGGTTCTGAATATACTACTGGAGTTCTAACTAATGGAACACCGGGTTCCTCTGGGGCGTACACTCAAATAACAGTAGCCACTGGCGCACCGACACTGTACTACTATTGTACAAATCATAGTGCTATGGGCGGAACGGCGAACACACCATGAGCTACACATACACACAACTCAAGAACGCCATACAGGATTACACAGATAATAACGAAACAAGTTTTATCTCTAACCTGGACAGATTTGTAGAAAGTGCTGAAGAGCGTATATTTACCAGCGTAGATCTTGAGCTTTTTAGAAAAAACGTAAGTGGAGCCATGACTTCCGGCAATCAGTTTTTAGCCGTTCCGTCTGATTATCTAGCTACGTTTTCTATGTCCATAGAGGTTTCTAGCTCTAAACAGTTCTTACAACAAAAAGATGTTAACTACCTCCAGGAATACACACCCAATTCAGCTACCACAGGCGTACCCTTATATTATGCTAAATATGACTTTCAAAACTTTTTACTAGCTCCGACTCCAAATGACAATTATGTAACGGAACTACACTATTATTATCGTCCAGCAAGTCTTACGAGCAGTAAGTTTACTCTCACAGTAAACAACGTGACAGGTGTGTTTGTTTCTAATGAAACAATTACAGGTGGTACGAGTGGAGAAAGCACAACAATAAACTCAATAACTTCGGCAACACAGTTTGTTGTTACCATCCCTACTGGCACGTTTACGGTGGGTGAGACAGTTACAGGCGGCACGAGTGGTGCAACAGGAGTGGTTGTATCTACCTCTGATGACACTACGACAACGTGGATTAGTGAAAACGCTCCAAACGCTATACTATTTGGCAGTCTCATAGAGGCTTACATATATATGAAGGGGGAGCCAGACATCATGAAGTTGTATAGCGAGAGGTTTTTAGAAGCGTTATCTAGGTTGAAAGACTACGCAGAGGCTCGTGAAAATACAGATGCGTATAGAAGGGGGTTACCAGACAGGGCTAGAACATGAAAATTGCAATAGTGGGGTTAGGGGGCAGCTATTCAGATTACATTTCAGCTAGAGTTGCGTCACAAAAGTTTGACGAAGTCTGGGGAATAAATTGTATAGGCGCTATTATACACGTTGACAGGACATTTATGATGGATCCTGTGACTAGATTTATACACACGGAAAATGCTGGATCACAAACAGGAGTGGCACGAGAGTTTCTTGCTAAGAATACAGCACCAATTTACTCTTGTATTCAGCATGCAGACTTTCCTGCGATCGAGCTATATCCTTTAGAAGAGGTAGTTAAGGACACGGGAGTTTGTTACTTTAACAACACAGTGGCGTATGCCATGGCCTATGCGATATGGAAGAAGGCTCAAAAGATCTGTCTGTATGGCATAGACTTCACATACAAAAATGTAAATATGGCGGAGTCAGGCAGAGCTTGTGTAGAGTTTTGGTGTGCTACAGCGATATCCAAAGGTATCAAGATTGAGGTTGCACACCGATCGGGACTCTTAGACACCAATGTTCCTGACAATGAAAAGCTATATGGATATCATAGATTAGAAGACCCCTTGGTTCAGACAGTTAAGGATGGAAGTCTTCTAATAACCAAACAATCCAGTATCGATCCACCTGAACCTGTTGAGAGTGAGCCTATTATCTTTGGGAGACACGACCATGTTTGACCTTAATGTTGGATCTGTGGGATCTGTCAGCGTTGTATCATCTGACAACGGTGGACTATCCAACGATCAAATTGCAGATATGTTAGCCACTAAACTAATATACATATCAGATGGGGCACCAGAGCCAATACGATTGCAAGCCGAGGCTTTTCAAGACAGAGTCAGGAACCTGGCACAATATTATATAGAGTTGGCGAGAAAAGAAGAACGTGCTAGTATTTGCGCCAGGGTCCGTGAGGCGGGTCAACATCAACTAGCTGACGCTATAGGGAGACTATAATGGCAATAGCACAAGCAATGTGTACCGCATTCAAACAGGAATTGATGTTGGGTACGCACAATTTTGCAACTAACGGTAACGCTTTTAAGCTTGCTCTGTATGCAGAAAGCAGCGGTGGAAAGTCTAGCACCACGGCTACTTTGGGAGCCACCACCACGGCATTCACCACCACAGGTGAGATTGCTTCTAGTGGCACATACGCAACAGGCGGTGGCACACTTACTAAAGTTGCTCCAACCACTTCTGGTACAACGGCTCTCACAGATTTTGCTGATCTTAGTTTCACCACAGCCACAATCACTGCAATGGGTGCGTTGATTTACAACAGCACGAACAGCAACAAAGCTGTGGCTGTGTTGGACTTTAGCTCTAACAAGACATCTACTTCAGGGACATTTACTATCCAGTTTCCTACAGCAGATGCGAGTAATGCGATTATACGAATAGCCTGATGAGGTAACCTATGTCTTTAACAGGATGGGGAAGAGGCGGCTGGGGTGAAGGCCCGTGGGGACAACCAATTCCTGTTTCTCCAACTGGAGTTGTTGGAACCACAACTTTAGGCTCGGTTGTAGCGCAGAACGTACAAGAGTTTTCTGTAACGGGAGTCGCTGGTACAGGAGCGGTTGGAACTGTTAGCGTATCAGGCACAGGGGTCTTTTCTGTTACAGGTTCTGCTGCAACAGGATCGGTGGGTAATGAAAGTGTAACGGGCGCTGCGACTTTTGCTGTAACTGGGGTATCAGGTACAGCGTCAGCAGGTACAGGCACAAGCGCACCTATTCTATCTTTAGGATTTTCTGTGACAGGAGTATCAGCAAGAGGTTCAGTCGGAGACGAAAGACTTTACAGACCTATCGTTC